CCTACTAAACAACAAAGGAGTAATTATGAAAGTATTTGATAAAGGAGCATCTTACAAAAAAGGTTCTAAGAAATCTATGGTAATGCAAGATGGCCCTCATTCTGGCGGTAAAGCTAAGATTAGTAAAAGAGATATGCCTAAAGCTAACAAGATGATGAAAACTAAAGGCAATCAAAAAGATGCTATCCAAGATATGATTAACAAAGCAATCAATGGCTAAAAAATTAAAACTATCGAATCCTGGTGATGTAATTGAAACCAACTTCTATATTGATGAAGCTGCCGATAAATATTACATCGAGGATAAAATTGATGCACAACCTATTATAGAACGTAATAAGGAATTACAAAAACACGACATTAATAAAAATAAAGATTTTAAGTATGTGGCGAGTATTCCTTTAACAGTATTTTATAATATGCAAAGACAAGGGATTATTTCTAAGACTGGTAAAGTTCAAGACCGAGTGGCTTTTGCTAGATTCTTAAATGATCCAGATAATAAATATTTAAAGGTAACAGATAAGAGAATCTAATGGCACTATCAACATTCGCTGATTTAAAAACAAGTATTGCAAACTATCTGAATAGATCAGATTTAACATCTGTTATTCCAGATTTTATTACGTTAACCGAAGCTAAGTTAAATCGTATTCTTCGTATTCGACCAATGCAAAAACGTGTTTCTACAACTTTAACTTCTGGTGATGCGTTTGTTGATTTACCTAATGACTTTTTAGAAGCAACACAAATCTTCATTGATAGTAACCCTAATAAAGTTTTAAACTACGTTAATGCAAATCAGATTGAATTAGAGAATACACAAGAATCAAGTGGTACTCCTTCTCAATACACCATTACAGGTGATGAGTTTCAATTATCCCCTATTCCTGATTCTAGTTATACCTTAAAGATTTCTTACTATGCGAAGATACCCGCATTATCAACAGAGAATACTTCTAATTATTTATTAGCAAGTTACCCTCAAGTTTACTTATATGGTTCTTTATTAGAAGCTCAACCTTATATTGTAAATGATGAAAGAATAACAGTTTGGATGAGTCTCTTTAATGAGGCGGTTCAATTAATTAATCGTGATGATGAGCAAGGCAGATACTCTGGTAGAACTGCTTTTGTAATGAAGAACGATACAGCAAACCCATAAGGAGAAATAAACAATGTCTGCAGCAAGTGATTATTTAGAGAATAAAGTCCTAGATCATTTTTTAGGTACTGCCTCTACAACTGCTCCCACTAATGTTTATGTCGCATTATTTACTGCTGATCCTACTGATGCTGATAGTGGTACAGAAGTTACAACTTCTGGTACTGCTTATGCTAGACAAACAGCTACTTTTAGTGCTGCCTCCAGTGGATCAACTTCAAACAGTGCTGATATAGAATTTAGTCAAGCAACAGCAAACTACGGAACTGTTACGCACTTCGGAATATACGATGCGTCAACAGCTGGTAATTTATTGTTTCATGGTGCTTTAACAAGCTCTAAAACAATAGAAACAGGAGACGTATTTAAAATCGCATCTGGTAACCTAACAATTACAGTAGCATAATGTTATGGCAGATCGAACAGGCCCATTTACTCTTGAAGAAATAAATACCCTTTTTGGGTACACATCTTTAGATGCATTACCCTATTCATTAGATAATGATATTTGGCAAACTGCCACCATCTTTGATGGCAGTGCTTCGGCCTCTTCTGTTGCTTCTGCCACAGCATTCCCTTCGGTTATAAAAACTATAACCGAAACTATTAATGCAGTTGCAAGTACAACTTGTAATGCGATTGCTGTTTTATCAGGAAGTTCGAGTATTAGTGTTGCTGCTTCCGTTTCAATAGCTTATCAAAGAGTAAGAGATGCTGCCGCTTCTATTAGTAGTGTAGTAACGACAACAATTCTTGCCTATATTGCTATTTTAGCTAGTGCTAGTGTTAATGTTGTAGCATCTACCAATATCAGTTTTATTAGAATTAGAAACATTACTTTATCTATTTCAAGTGCTGCTTCAGTATCGATTGCTTACGCAAGAATTAGAGATGCTGCATCTAGTGTTAGTAGTGCAGTCACCACATCATTAGATGTGATTAGACAACGAATAGCAGATTCTTCTGTTAATGTTGTTGTTAGTTTTAGTATCTTAGCTGGTATCGTTGCTTCTGCTTTAGCTTCTATTAGTTCTGCTGTTACAACTAGTTTTTTAGGAAGTGTTATATTTCAAATGGTTAACAAAACCATTAACACTATTATCAGTGCTACAAACAATGGTGTGATAAAAGGAGAATACCCTATCTTAGAAAGTGGTGCAGAAACATATACAACATTGACTTCTTCTAATACAGAGACTTACACAGAATTAACATCAAGTGCTAGTGAAACTTATACTGATCTAACATCTGATGAAACAGAATCATATAGTGATATAATCAGTTCAAACACAGAAACCTATGAGGAATTAAATAATGCCGTTTATTAAATTTGGAGAATTATTACCTGACTTACCAGCCTACAGAAATCCTGGATGTTTACAGGCTAATAATGTTATTTCTTATGGGGATGGGTATAAACCTTTTAATACTATTGCTACATTCTCTAATGCCTTAACAAATAGAGCACAAGGATTTGCTAATCTTGTTGCTGTTGATGGAAGTAGAAAAATATTTGCTGGTGATTCTTCTAAATTATACCAGTTAAGTAATTCTACTTTTAGTGATGTTTCTAAATCAGGTGGATATACTGTATCTCAATTTGACCAATGGAAATTTACAATCTTTGGTAATACTGTTATTGCTGCTTCATTAGGACAAAATTTACAAAAATTTGTTATTGGTACAGATACTGTATTTTCTGATTTAACATCTATTCAAGCAAAGTTTTTAACTGTAGTTAAAGATTTTGTTTTTACAGGATATAATTCAGATCAATCTCAAAGAGTTCGTTGGTCTGCTTTAAATGATCCAACTGACTGGTCACCTTCTCAAGCAACTCAAGCTGACTATCAAGACTTAGTAGGAGATCATGGCCCTGTTACTGGAATTAATGGTGGTGAATTTTTAACTGTATTTATGCAAAGTGCAATCTTTCGAGGGGATTATGTTGGTACTCCTTTAATATTTCAGTTTACTAAAGTCAATAATACTCATGGTGCAAGTCAACCAGGTAGTGTTTGTAGTTTAGGTCATTTGAGTTATTATCTTTCAGAAGATGGTTTCTATATGTTTGATGGTAGAGTCTCTACACCGATTGGTGCAAACAAAATTAATAAGTATTTTTTTGATGATTATAATATTGCTTATGCTGATAGAATTTGTAGTTCTATTGATCCACTAAACAATTTAATTGTATGGGCTTATGCTTCTAATGAATCGGATGGTGTGTTAGATAAATTAATTATGTATAACTACACAACTCAAAGATGGACTACAGCAGATGTTAGTTTACAAATGTTAGGTCAAGCACAAACACCTGGATATACTTTAGAACAGATGGATGACATTGATAGTAGTATTGATAACCAAACAGTTTCTTTTGACTCTCCTCTTTGGGCTGGAGGTAGAATAACCTTCTCTGCTTTTGACAATAATAAAAAATTAGGTGTCTTTACCGAAGCTCCTAATACTGCTTCTTTTACAACAGGTGAATTAGATATGGAAGGAAGAAGATCTTCTATTAGAAATATTCGCCCTATTATTGATGGTGGCACTGTAACAGTTCAAGTAGGCTCAAGAGATAAACAAGGAGGAACTGTTAGTTATGGAAGTACAGTTTCTTTAACAGCTTCAGGAGATGCTCCTGTTAGAAAGACAGGAAGATATCATCGTTTTAAAACAAACATTACAGGAAGTTTTACTAACTCTTATGGAGTTGAAGTAGAATTAGTTGCTGAAGGTAAAAGATAATGCCTACTTATAACTATCTTAGCGTACCTACTTATATGCAAGATAAAGACGAGCATCTTCGTCAAGCGGCTAATGCTATTAATGGATTAAGAGATGGAAAGATTAACTCTACAGGAGAGGTTACTTTAACCAATAGTAGTACAACGACTACCTTAACAGACGCAAGAATAGGTGGAGATAGCATCATATTCTTAATGCCTGTTAGTAGTGACTCTGCATCAGAAAACTGGTATATTACAGGGATAGGAGATGGTACAGCAACAATTAACCATTCTTCTGCTGCAACAACTAGAACTTTTAAATATGCCATATTCGGATAACGTCTGTGTACAAGTACCACCAGTAGATTTAGATATAGTTTGGCCACAAGTTGAACCCCAAATATCAAGAGCTCTCGAAGGATCGTATAGTTCTTATGATATAATGAAGTCTATAAAGGAAAATCGGATGCAACTATGGATTAGTTGGAACGATGGTATAGAAGCCTCCTTTGTTACTGAAGTTTGTGATTATCCTCAAATAAGGGTAATGAGATGGGTTTTAGCTGGTGGTTCAAATATAGAGAACTGGCTCAATCCGATGAAGGAAAAAGTAGAGAGCTGGGCTAAAAAGAATAATTGCCAACGATTAGAGATTGTTGGAAGGAAAGGATGGACAAAAATCTTGAGAGACTATGAACCTCAAGCAGTATATTTTGTAAAGGAAATAAAATGAGTAAAGGATCAGCACAACAATTACAGACAGGAACATTAACCCAAGATCCGTCTGCACTAACTAAACCCTATTATAAAGAGGCTTTAAAAGAAGCACAAAGACTCTTTCAATCAGGAGCACCACAGTTTTTCCCAGAGGCTACTTATGTACCTTTATCTGGTCAAACAGAAGCAGCTCTTAAACTTCAAGAAGAAAGAGCATTAGCAGGTAGCCCATTATTAAAACAAGCACAAGGACAAGTAGGCGACATTTTAAGTGGTAAATTTCTTGATCCAGAATCTAACCCTTATTTAAAAGCCGCTTATGAAAAAGCTGCAGGATCTGCTCAAGGAACTTTAGGTTCTCAATTTGCTAGTGCTGGTCGTTATGGTTCAGGTGCAATGGCAGAAACTGCTGGTAAAAGATATGGAGACATCGCTACTGATATTTATGGTGGTGCTTATGAAAGAGAAAGACAAAGACAAATGTCTGCACTTGGTATGGCTCCAGGATTAGCCCAAGCAGACTATTACGATATTCAACAATTAGGAAATGTTGGTCAACAAAGAGAAGCATTTGAAGAAGCTAAATTAGCAGATGCAATGAGAAGATTTGAATTTGAACAACAAAAACCATATACTAAATTAAACCAATATTTATCTGCTCTAGGGATGACACCTGGATATACGCAAACATCAAGTCAACCAATTTTTAGAAGTCCAGGTGCTAACCTTTTAGGTGGTGCTTTAGGTGGTGCTCAACTAGGTAGCTTAATGGGATTTAGCCCTTGGGGTATGGGTGCAGCAGCACTTGGTGGTGGACTACTAGCAGGAGCTTATTAATGGCAAGTATCTTAGACTTAATGATGCAGCAAGAAGCTGCAAAAATTTTAAGTGACTATAGTAAACCTTCTGGTGGTGGTTTGCTAGGCCAACCTCAATCAAAATTACAAGCTGGTTTATTAGGTGCGTTAAAAGGCATTCAACCTTATATGGGTTATAGCACAACACCTATTTCTTTTGGTCAAGCAGCAGTTGGTGCTTTAACAGGTGGTGCTCAAGGATTACAAGGATATGAACAAGATTTAAGAAAGCAAAGTTTAGAAAAATTAGGAGTATTAGGTTCTTTAAAAGATGTTCTTCAACCACCCCCTCCCGGTTCTGTTAAAGTTGTTGATGCTAGAACAGGTAAACCTGGATTTGTTCCTAAAGGGCAAGAATTATCCACAGATGAACAAGGTAACCCTTTATATTATCCATATGAGGCAGGTCAAATTGGTTATACTGTAACAACAGGCCCAGAGGGAACTTCTGTTATTCCAACTCTAGTTGGTGGTTATGGAGAACAAGCATTACCAACCATAGAAAAAGGAACTAAAGCATCTTTAGAAGAAAATATATTTCAATCAGCAAAACAATTCGATGCTATCACAAGAATAGAAGAATCATTTGATCCAGCTTATTTACAATACCCTACTAGAGTTGAAAATTATCTAAATTCTATATTAGAAAAAACTGGTGTTGAATTATCCCCAAAAGAAAAAGAAGATTTAGAAAAATATTCTGCATGGAAAAGAAATTCAGCTCAAGCATTAAACGAATACATTAAATATATTACTGGTGCTCAAATGTCTGAAGCGGAGGCACAAAGATTATCAAAAGGATACCCCGATCCGTTTAAAGATTCTCCAACAGAATATTTATCAAAATTAAAATCTCTTAAAGAAGAATTGTTATTAGTTAGAGCAAGAACTAATTATTTCTTAAATAACAAACAAGAGTTTTTAGGACTTGACCAAAATGATTTATTTAACCAAAATAATAGCTTGGAAAATAAATTATCTATTTCAGATATGAAATCAACTATAGTTAGTAAATTCAAACAATTTAAAAATGAAATTTCACTAATTCCACAATATCAAGGAATGAGTGATGAAGAGTTTAATGATGTAGCCAAAAGAATGACATCTAATTACTTTGGAGTTGATTTTAATCAACTAATTGGAAACTATTAAAGATGGATGAATTTGATTTAATATTTAAAAGTCAAAATAACAACAATCAAAACAATCAAAATGTTTTAAGTGTCGATGATGAATTTGATTTAATTTTTAAAGACAAACCTATTAGCAGTACTGTTGCAAGTAAAGATAAAAAAGATGTATCTCTTGGTGACTATATTGTTGATGCTGGTAAAAACTTTGTAGAAGGTTTAAAAATGGGAACTGCTGGTTTATTAGGATTACCCGGTTTAATACAAAGTGGTATCGGAACTGGTGTGCAAAAATATCAAGAATATAAAGGGATTGCAGAACCGGGAGACCAACCTATAAAATTTGTACCTACTTACTCTGATATAATGACTGCTTTTGATAAATTATATAAAGCTGAACCAGAAACTTTTGCTGGAGAGTATTTCCAAAGACTAGGAGAATATATACCCGGTACTGGTCTAAAGTTGTATAAGATGTTAATTACAGGAGGAGCTGCGTCACTTGATGCTGGTGTTTCATATTTAACAAAAGAAGGGTATGGAGATGTTGCTGGATTTGTAACTTATTTGGCAAGTATTCCATTTTTAGGAAAAGGTAGATCAGGAAAAGTAGTCCAAGAAGTTATTCCTGATAAAAAAAGATTACAAGAAGCAGAAGAGTTACTTACTAAAAGTCGTGAAATGGGTATGCCTTTAACAACAAGTGAGGCAGTAGGTGGAGTACCTTTTTCTCAAATAGCAGGCGATGTTGCATCTTCACCCGCAGGAAGGGAATTATCAGAGTTCTTAGAAAAAAGAAAAGAACAAATTCCTCAGTCTGTTTTAAATGAATTACAAGATATCACAGGAAAAATTGAAGAACCATCGATTGTTTTTAATACAATAGAAAATGCAACTAATGCTGCAATTAAAGAAGCTAAAAAAGTTAGAAGTAAAGCTGCCAATTATAAATCAGCAGAAAATGAAATAATTGATTCTAAGATCTTTTCAGGTTTTACTAAAACATTAAAAATAGAATCAGATAAATTACAAAAAGGAGATCCTTTAAAACTTCAATTAAATTCATTAATTAGTCAACTAGGAACTAATAAAAATTTATCAGTTAAAACATTAGATAGAATTATTAGAAACACAGAAGATAAAATTAGTCGTTTATATTCACAAGGTGGTGGAAAAAGTAATACCGCTACTGCATTGGTTGAATATAAAAATAAATTAGATGAAATAGTGGAAGCTGCAAGTCCAGCATATAAAAAAGCAAAAGATACTTATAGAAAAGTTTCACAAGAAATAGTAGATCCTTTAAAAGAAATCTTAGATCCTGTAACAACAAAAGTTACTAAAAATACTATTAATAATTTAATATTTGATATTAGTAAGGTAACACCAACTTCTATACAAAAAGTTGCTGCTGCTTTAAACAAACAAGACAAAACAGCATTTCCTAAAATGGCTGGATATTTGTTAGATCAAATGATTACAAATGTTTCTTATAAGTCTAAAAACCCAGGTTTTAGTATCTATGGTGAATTATTCGCTAACCCTAAAACACGTCAAAATGTTTTAGCTATATTAGAAGAATCTGCAAGATCACAAGGATTAGATGTCAATGGTATAAGAAAAGGATTTGACAGTATGGTTAAAATAACAAAACAAATGGAATTTCAACCTGTTGTTGGATCACCTACTTCTGGTAGAGGTACAAGAAAAGAAGATTTTGCTAGTAATTGGATTAGTACAATAGCTAAAACAATTTCTACTAAACCTTTTAGTGCTATTGATGCTTATTCCCAATCTGTAAAACTAAGTCAAACATATAAAGATTTAGCAACAATGTTAACTTCAGAACAAGGAATAAAATTATTAAAAGAATTTGGTAAATCAGACGCTTTGAAGAAAAGATTACAAAGTGCTTTAGGTGGAACTCTGGCACTAGAAAGATCACCCTATTATAATACAGAACAACAGTAAATGTTGTATAATAACTTAAAAGGAGAATAAATGGCTGGAATAAACGAATACGATACTACGGCTGGTAACAACTCTAGTATCAATTCAATCAATATTGCTGAAGGATGTGCTCCCTCTGGGATCAATAACGCTATCCGACAGTTAATGGCAGATATTCGTTCCCAATGGAATGATGCGAATTGG